GTTCCAGCGGTAACGCCTAAAGAATAATCACCGTTAGCCGTGTCTGTTTCTGTTAGTTTAATACCAGCATTAGTTGCACCACTCACTTCAAGAAGTGTTCCCCATCCTGCTGAACTACTAGGCGAACTCGTCCCGATGCCGACGTTGCCATCTGCTGTCAGCTGCATTTTTTCAGTATTGTTCGTCAGGAATCTAACTTCATGATTTGTCGTTGTGCCGAAGGTGATGGCGGTGTTTGTGTCATCGTAAGCAATTTTTCCTGCGACTGCGCCGCCCGTTCGTTGAAAAACTAAAAGGGGCGTATCTACGTTAGCGTTGGCTGTGAAGGTGGCAACAGTTGATCCTGAGCTTGCCCCGTCAACAACAAGCCCATCCGCCGTGACGCTGCCCGTGACATCAATGCCTGTGGACGTGGTGGCTAGTTTTTGTGAGCCATCATGATATAGCTTAACTGCTCCATCCACATCAGCAACAATCAATGCTTCTGATGCTGTGTTGTTCCACAACTTAAAACTATTAGCTTTAAGAATTAAATCTCCAGTACCGTTGTCGTGTATTATACTATTAGACCCATCATGATAAATCTGTAGGTCGCTGCCAGCGCCGAAGATGGCTTTACCATTGTCACCAAAGGTAACATTGCCACTGGGGTTAGTCCCTAGCTCAATAATGGCTGCGGAACTGTCTTCCGTGTAAAGTCTCTTGTTTGTTAAGTCTACGGCAAGCTCTCCAGCTACCAAATCGGAGGCTGCGGGAGCACCTGAGCCGCTTTTAGTTACAATTGTTGTAGCCATTATTTAATTCCTTGTTAGTAAGTGCCGCCTGAGAGCGTACCAGTTGTCATATTGTCTGCGTTTAAGTTTGATAGAGTAGCTACCGCCGCTGCCGCCGAAGCCGCTGCTGCCGTTGCACTTCCTGCCGCCGCCGTTGCGCTTGTAGCTGAGTTTGTTGCGCTTGTAGCCGCCGCTGTTGCACTGTTAGATGCGTTGGTTGCGGAGGTTGCAGCGTTGGTAGCGGACGTAGCAGAAGCTGTAGCAGAGTTACCAGCATTTGTTTCAGACGTTGCGGCATTAGTAGCCGAAGTGCTGGCTTCGCTGGCCTTAGTGGTTGCTGTGGTTGCACTTCCTGCTGCTGCTGTTGCGCTGGTTGCTGCTTCGCCTGCTTTAGTTGTAGCTGTAGTGGCGCTACCCGCTGAACTGGTGGCACTGGACGCTGCGTTGGTTTCCGAAGTAGACGCATTAGTAGCACTCGTCGCTGCGTTAGTAGCACTGGTGGATGCTTCCCCCGCCTTAGTGCTCGCTGTGGAGGCGCTGGTGGAAGCGTTACTTTCACTTGTCCCAGCGTTAGTGGCGCTGGTTGCTGCATTAGTTGCGCTAGTCCCCGCTGCTGTAGCACTGCCAGACGCATTTGAGGCGCTTGTGGCGGCTTCTGAAGCCTTGGTAGTAGCTGTAGTAGCACTCGTCGCTGCGTTCGTCTCTGACGTTCCTGAGGCGGTTGCAGAGGTTGCTGAATTAGTCGCGCTTGTCGCTGCATTGGTTGCGCTTGTTGCGGCAGCAGTTGCGCTATTGCCGGAGTTAGTTGCACCTGTGGATGCAGTTGTTGCGCTGGTCGCTGCTGCGGTGGCGCTGCTGGCTGCTGCAGTAGCGTCTGCATCTACAGCAGTTTCACTGTTAGCTGCGTTAGTTGCGCTTGTAAACGCTGCGCTTGCAGAGGCTTCTGCTTCATTTGCTTTTGTAGTAGCAGTTTGAGCATATAGTGCTATTTGACTGGCGTAGGCATCTGTACTACTGTCCCCAGACCCTCCGTCCCCTCTAAATATCGCCATATTCGCTCTCCACTGTTACTAGAAAAATAAACAAATAAAAAGTGAGGTACTTGCCCTAAGGCTTTCCCTCACACATATTTTTATAGATTAAGCGGCTACAGCCAATACAAAACCTGATTCTGGACGTAACGTCTTAACACCGTAGAGCGTGTCTGCGGTATAAAGCGTACCCAAGAACTCTTGCTTGTACTGAGTCTGTGATCGGATGCCCTGCTGTTCAGCCATAACCATCGTATCCTTGTGGATAAGGAAGGCAGCTTTAACAGTGGTGCTGTGAGTCAAAGGACAGTTACTAGTTACGAATACGTCAACGCCGTACAAGTTACCAATCTTACCGTTCTGAACGCCACGACCGTCAACAAAGTCTGAAGACACATATCGTTCAACACCCATGATTGCATTACGCAATGAAGGAGGAACAACAAATGAACGATTGTCCATAGGTACGTCTGCATCATCCATCTTCTGAATCAAAGCTCGGAAAGCATTGTCATTGAAAGCGGCAGTAGTACCAGCACCAGCATAGGCAGCAAGGCCCGTAGCTGTTGGGATAAACGTAGCACTGTTAGTCCAATCAGAACCGTCACCGTCACCAAAAGACTTACCCAAAGAGAAGAGATCATTGTCCACTTGCTTGGCAAGGGCGTAACCTGCGTCACCTGTGTAAAACTGTCGGAGAGAAGACAAAGCTTGTGCTTCGGTGATGTCTTCAATCATGCGAGAGTATTCAAAATGCTTGTCAATAATGACTTGCACTTCACTCTCAGTGTCTGCCTGAATCGTTACAGCAGTCTTTGCTGCCTTAGCAGTAGCAACGCCACGGGTAGGCTTAGGAATGTGAATGGTGTCCCCTTTCTTACCTACCATTGCCATCTTCTTAACAAGATTAGCAAGAACTAGGTTAGCCTGATAAGCAGCAACGATTTCGTCACTCCAAATCTCGGGGATAAATGTAGCGGCGCGAGCATTGTCTACCGCACCTGTTTGACTGGGATATACTGAAGTAGCCATTTTAAGATTTCCTTAATAGATTAGTTTCGTACCCTCCCCTCTTGGTAAGCCTTCATAATCTCATCGGACAATGATTGATACCGCTCAGGGTCTGTACGCATAAGTTTAATAATGTCTGCTCTTCGGTAAATCTTTCTCGTTTTCGTTTCAGAACTACCAGTGGCTGCGCCAGTTGATGCGTTCTTCACAGCCTGCTTACGACCTTGCTTTTCAGCGTTAGCTGTTTGCTGTACGACTTGCTTACGCTCTTTCCAAAGAGTAAACAGTTCGTGTGCAGCTTCGTAATCGTATTGCTTGTCTGCTTGTACGTACAGTTGAGTTCGTATCTTTGAACCTTTAATCCATTCCGCAAACTTAGCATCCGTTAGGATGTTTTGCATGTCGGGATGATCTTGTTGAAGTTGAGACAGGGCAGTGGTCTTTTGGTACTGCTTACTGATGTTCTCAGCTTCTCTGATCTTCGGATGGTTATCAATGGCTCGTTTAACGGCCTCTTCTGGATCTGAGAAAAAATCCACCTCATCAACAGTTTCTTGTTGCTGTGGTGCTTGTTGGTTTGAGAGTTGTGTCTGAATGTAACTGTCAACAACCTGTCTTAGTTCACCTACTTCAGAGCTTTGACGGCCCAAGAGCTTTTCAGCCTCTTGGTGCATCCGTACTAGATCTTCCGCTGATTTACCTTTGTACTTGTCTGGTACTTCTGACTGAGTTTCCTGCTCTACAGGGTCGTTGTCATAATTACCATCTTGTTCAGTTTGTTGCTGTTCTTCTTCAAGACGCTCATCTAAGAGTGTAGCCATTATTAAATCTCCGTACTAACGTATTATGGAGTGACATGGTTTGTATAAGAAAGGTCTACTCCGAGTTTGCCTTTCTTTCTAGTCTTATCTTCTGTTCGCGCTGTTTAGCCCACTTCATAGTCGCACCTACAAAGTCCCCACTAATGGGGTCAAGTGAGCAGCGGACAGGAGATATAATTCTAGTTGCAATCTTGTTACATAAACCACAGGTGTGTTCTGTCTCGTCGGAGGCTACTAGGGCCTCCGTAACGTGATTATCAGGGCATCTGAAATCAAAGATAAGACGCATTAAGCGGCTTCTTCTTGATCGTTGTCCTGTGGGTTATTGCGTTCTTCAACAACGCTTTCTAGCTGTGCTTCAAGGTTAAGAATATTACCCATGATTGCAAGCTGACCTTTACGAAAGAATAAGTCTGTTAAGTCTTTAGTAACCTCAACGGAGTTGACGTTCGGGACGCTTCCTCTGAGATCATTTAAGAAGTATTCCCAGCCTTCACTACGGAACATTTCTTGCATACTTCTAGTATAGTCTTCAAATTCTTGATCGTTCACTGTTTCTCCTTTAAAGGACAGATTAAAGTTATGTACTTAATGTACAAGTATATTATACCATATTTTAGACAAAAAGTCAAGTATTATTTTAGTAACCTTTTTTCATGGGTTTCTTTTTAGGCTTGGCTTTACCCGCTGCTTTCTTAGCCGCAGCTTTTCCTTCCTTTGTGTAGGGATACTTTTTCCCTTTGACCATTGGCATTACTTTTTCCCCTTTTTAGTTGTCTTAGCTGCTTGTTTAAAAGCTTTGGAAGTAGGAGCACCTTTAGCGCCCTTCTTTCTCATCTTCTCTTTACTGCCAGCAGCAATACGTTTGCGTTTAGCATGGATGTTATCGTAAAGGCCAGCCACTACCATTTCTCCTTGTTGGCCCAATAGGCCGCTGACATCTTACCCTTTGCAATGTTCTTTGCATGACGAGCCTTAAATGACTTGCGTCGGGCTTTCTCTTTATCAGATGCAGGGGCTTTACCCGCACCACTCACACCTTGCTGCCCAAACCTGATTGTCTTTGTTGTGTCACCTTCTTTGGCAACGACTACGTGTGACTTAGTAGGGTGATTAGGCGTTCTCTTTGGCTTGTTGTAGCCGCTTACTCCCGCCTTTTCCAGTTTTGAGTCTTTCTTCTTCGGCACTTTCTAAAACCTCCAGTCTTTCAAAAAGTAAAGCAAAGTTACGATTAACTTGTGCTACGACTTCTTCTAGTTCTTTATTACTGACCATTAGGCCCTCTCGGTTGCATTGGAATAGTGTTGTTAGGTTTAGCTTTTTTCATAGCCTTCTCTTTTAACAGCATGTCAGCTACTTTAAGTCTACGTTCAAACTCTTTGTCATCCTCAGTGCCAGCCTTCAGGTTAGTCGTTACAGCTTTCATGCGATCAATCTCAAGTTCCGCAGGCATAAGCTGAGTTTCCACAGAAAGCTTCTGTGCCCTTGCCTGAGACTCCTGAGCTTGCCCTGCAAGGGCTGCTGTCTGAGACTGTTGGAACTCCATCTGAGCCTGCTGCGTGGCTTGTTGGGCCTGCTGCTGCTCTGGAGTGGGCTGTCCTGCTTGCTCTAGGCGTTGCATCAGCTCTTCACGGTTGGAAAGGTTCATATTATCAATGATTGCACTAATCAAGGATGTGTACAAAGGAGAGTCTGCCTTCATGGTTTGAAGCAACTGTACAAGCTGTGTTACTTCGTACTCACGCGCCATAATGCCCAAAGTGGACGTAGCGTTGAATTTATAGTCGGAAACAGGATAGTGCTCTGGGTCAAACTGCATGTATCGGTATGCAGCTTTGGATACAAAGGGGATTAGGAAGGACTCTTGGAAGTTAATTAGTGTACGCTTATGGCGCTTAATAATAGCACCGAGAGACATACTAATACCAGCAGCCGTTGCTTCACCGTTAATACTCCCTGAGATACCCGCAGAGTCTATCGCTCCTGTGGCTGTTTGTACCATCTTC